CGGAAAGATCTGGAAAAATTTCATTCCATGTATATTCTTCCGTATTTGTAACGATATCGTACACACCGTCATAGTACATTCTGGTAATATCTCCGCTGTGCGAATAAAAAAGGCTGAAATCTCTCGGAAACCATCCGGCAACAAGTGCGTGAAACATTTTTTCGACCGTTGTTTTGCCTGCTCCCGGAACAAGAGACACGCAAAGAATGTCATATTTATCATCAATCATGCCTTGCAAAGCCTGTGTAAGACCTATTTTGAGAAATTGCTTTCTTCTTGGCATGTAAAACCGCTCTTTAGGCTCTCTCTTCTTTTCCAAATACTGGAAAGCACTATCCAAAACTTTGTTTTGCGCTTCCAAAAGCAAAATTCCGTAATATTTGTCCAGAATTTCATAAGATACCTTGTTTTGGAATGAATATTTCTCTAAATCCCATGGTGTGCCACCTGTAGATTGAAATATAAACTGCTCCGTCAGTTCTTTCGCTCTGGCAGAAACCTTTAATCCATACTCAACATCCTTTTCCGTCAGAATGGCTACCCTTGCCGCTTCTTCCATGGCATCTATTACCTGTTCATCAACGCCATGCACCTGTATGTAATTTTCATATCCATTTACTGTGGAAATTAGACTTGAACTTGCCAAAAGAAAAGCACCTCCGCAAAAAAGCAGAAGTGCATTAAGACCTCTGCCAATAATTTTTGTTGGTTAGCGACTAACTCCATTTGTTGGCCGGTAAATATATTGTTAGATTGTTGGCATTGCATCACCGCAAGCCGGATGTAATTTGTACATAAGTGCATTATAATCATCAATTACATACCTTACCGGAATCATATATGCTTTAATGCCATATTTTTCTGCTGTTTCTCTTTCAATGCTACAGCCGTTCCAATCGTAGCTCTCGCATATTCCAATAAATACATCAGCCCGTGCCAGTTTCTTAAGGTTCTCGCCCAAGTACCATACATCTTCTTTACTATCTTTAGGTGGGGTACTCTTAGTATAACTGTCGATAAGCTTCAATTCCTCACCCTCGTAGATTTCAGCAATCTTCTTCATCTTTTGAATACTTGCTTTGATTTCTTCCTCTGTTCTGCCTTTCATTGGCACACTTACAAATAATTTTTTCATAATATATTCCTTTCTGCTGATAATCAGCAATCATTGTTCTAATTCATCAATTCTGTTTTCAAGTACATTTATGTACTCACTCCTTAAAGTAATGCAATGACTAACTATTTGTCAGCCGGTAATTTGATTATTTTGTTGTCATTACTGTTCCGTCTGGGTTTAATCTTGGTGTTATCCCACCCATTCCCCCCTTAGTTAATCTTTGAGAATAAATCCAATAGTGGACACCTGTATCTTTGTCAACAAATTCATAAATGCTCGGATTGCGAATTTCTGTTATGCTTGCATTATCAGTAGTTTCAATTTCAGATACACTGCAACCAACCAATGCCGTGCAGAGTAAAAAGCACATAACTAATCCGCAAAGTTTCTTTTTTTTCATGAACATCACCCTTTCAAAAAGTTTAATATAAAAATACAAATAAACATTAAGGCAAACACAATGATTGCTGTCATTTTTACACCAAATAAAAATTCTAAAATAATTCTAAGACCAGCGATTAAAACTGAAATAATTAATGCAAATATAAACATATCAAGTGTTTTATTAAGAGTTTTAAGAACTTTTTTTATCGTTATTCTTGTCATTGTAATACACCTTAAACCCTTTCAATTTATATTCGGACACGGATTTTCTCAAATCTTCAATGCTCCCGTATTTTTCATTCAGCATAATAGCAGTGCTTCCCTTTTCAGCCGCATAAATGCCACATGGTATAGCTTTGCTTGCTATTTTAAGGAACTGCTTGTACTCTTTGCGCGACATTCCATATACATTACCTTTAATCTCTACTCTCATGCGCACTCTCCTAATCCTTAAATAGCCCGTCAGGAAATTTTCCGCCTGTAATTAATATACCTACGTATTTGTGAAATGTCGGATAACTCATGCCGGCTATTTCCGTTGCTTTTGTTATCGTTACCTCGCCGCTCGCCCATTTATTGTAGGCTTCAATAAACTTGTCCTTATCTACCGCATGAACACCTTTCATAACTTTTACACCTCTTTCATTCTGTAAACGCAGTGTGTAGGAATCGAACCTACAAGCCGAATTAACGACCGACAGATTAGCAATCTGTTCCAATACCATTATGGGAACACTGCAAAAAAACAAACATGATTAAGACTTCTCTTTATTCATCATACCCGCAGTCACATTCAGTCACCGTGACGATAAGTCCGAGCTTCCGGGTGCGACCCTTGGCTTCTTACCGCTGTCAAGCACGGACAGGGAGCGAATTTAACCTGCAAATTTCACGGTTCTTTCGGAATTTTTTTTGATTTGCAAAAAAAATTTTGTTTTGCCATACCGCTACTTTAACGAATTTCTTGTGTTATACTCCGGTTTCCCGGATTCAAGGCAAGCCGACTTAATGAAATTCCTGTTTTGTTTGTAGTCTTTCACACCACGAACACAAACAGGTTATTCTTGCACCGCAAGCGTTTATTATTCGTCAGCCACAAGGATTCTACTTTTGACGTCCTTATGATGATATACTGCACCACTTTGTTGACAGCTTTGCTGTCTTCTTTGCTTAAATTGCTTCAAGCAAAAAGCCTACACTTTCCAGTATCCCGAAAAGCTTTAACTCAATTCAGTGTATCCCAGCAAGGTTGAAAAGCCTATCTTCACTGGGGTAATCATGTTTGTAAATCCCGCCGGACCTTGTGACGGTCCTTTAATCAGCTTTCCGCTAACAGGAGATAAGGGGGTACCAAAGAATGGGACAAAAGGGCTATCAAAAGCCCAGCTACCCTAACCAAATTTGAACCGGTGATACAGGAATCAAAATCCCGTGCCTTACCGCTTGGCTATAGGGCATTGTTTTGCGGGTATTCCCAACTCTATTTCCCGCACACCTCATTGTACTATCCTTCGTAGCCATTCTTACAGCATTGTTTGACAAGGTGTTTGTTTTGCTTTAAATGTCTTTGCTATCCCGATGTAACGACCTTTCGGATTCAAAACCGTTCGGGTAACGATTTCTAAGCTTTGCTTTGTTCATTTCAGCAATGGTATCTAAGTCATATCCGATGCCTTTTGCGGCTACGGCTAAATACCAAAGGCAATCGCCCAGTTCTTTTGCCATGTGGTTTTTATCAAGCGTATGGCCTTGGAAAAGCATTTTCTTTACCATGTCAATCACTTCTCCAGCTTCGCCATTTAAGCCCATCACTCCATTAAGCAAAAGATTATCTTCGTGTGCTGTGGCTGTTCTACTTGCTGTACGCATTGCTTCTGCCTGATACTCGTTTAATGTCATTGATACACCTCTTTTTGTTTTTGAGATTATTTTTGGTACTTAGTCGGGCCGGGTGGCTGTTTTTATTCAACCCCCACCCCCTAACAGAATCACCATTGCAGGCAATTATCTGCCGTTATTTAATTGTTTGATTATTTGCTGTTTTGTTTGCTGTTTCTGACTATTTGTTTTATACATTTCGCTAAACTCATGTTTAGCGAAGTTCTAAGCATATCGAAATAGCTTGAACACCAGTAAATACGGCACTTTTAAATTGTGTCTGAATTGTTTAACGTTTCGCACGCTTCTAACCGTGGAAGTTGTGCGCCGTTTTCGTCCAATTCCGTTCCCAATTTTGGGAGGTCCGCCGCTGTCAATGCTGTCTTTCCGAACGTTTCCCGGCTTACTCCTGGCAGATTCCAACCGAAGCGCCTATTTAGAATAGGCAAGTACTTCATTGGATTGTTGCGCCTGTCTTTCATCAGAGCTGTCAAACTTTCCTCAGAAAATAATTTCAATTTTTTAAAAATGTCAGTCCCTTTTGTGCTTAGCTCTTTTACATATTCCCCCTCTTTTAGCCTGCTTACAGTTAAATTACTAATAACATTCCCCTGTAAATCCTTATATACAACACATCTTTTATTGCTATTATTTAGACTATATATAGTATCTAAGGACATACCTGAAAACAAATGAAAACCAACTACACTTATCTCTTGATTATGTATAAAACATTCATAAGCGTATATATCTAATATATAATCTACAGCTTCTAAGTTATAGGCATTATTTATATTTTTAGGCATTGCTAAAATACTTGGATTAGCCTTAAAAGTATTTTGGCAAATATATGTAAGTGCTGCATTCCACATAGCCGGATAGATGTCGTACTGGTCTTTAATGTCATTTTCAGTGCAGAACTCTTTTAAATACTCCTCAAAGTCATTTTTGATTGATTCTAATGAGCTTGGCTCTGCTCCTGCTAATTTCTCCAATTCTGTACACCTCCCAACTTTTAAATTTTAAAATAAAAAAAATACCTACAAACTGCATTGTTCAACCCAGTTTTTATTTGGGTTTCTTTGGCCGCTGGAATGAATCCACGGCTCGCGTTTGTAGGTATTAAAAAATAATTACTATTCAATTTTCATTTTTGCATTTCTGCAACCTGTGCTTACACAATACACTAAAATAATTATACTGTCAATAGCTTTTTTGAATATATTTTAAATAAATCCGCGCGTAT